TATCTTTAGGTGGAGCAGATCCTTGGCATAAAGAAAATTTTCAAGAATCTTTATTCGGAGGTATGCTAAACGCAAAATTGGGAAATGTAACCATCAGTCCTTATGTTCGTATTGAAATTGAGAGAGATTGCGAACAATATAGGTTTCAGATGCTTGGACAAAATTTAACTGATGAACCTTGCGATGAGCCAGAACCTATAGTGGTCGATCCTTGCGACGATGAATTCCGAGAACAAATTCAAACAATGCACGACCACATGGAAGAAAATATATTTAATTGTCACATTGATGGTTACGTTCCGTTGTCCGTCTGGTCTTATTTTTATAATAACTATTTCTTAGAGATGGTCAGCGCCCCGGATCTACCAGCGAGTAAATTATACAATAAGTTCGGTCTTAAGCCATTTTTCAAAGAAGTCAGCTTTGGAATTAGAATGAGCTACTCAACTTCTTTTCCTGTTTTCAACGCAAAATCTTTAAAGTTTTCTCAGTTCATGCAACATTCTTTTGCTTATAAAAACGAAAAATTTGATGAGCCTTATGGTCTAAACGGACTGAAAAAAATAAAATCTTTGTTCGGAGTAAGGCCATATCAAACCCCGGCTGAAGAACTTGAAGATGGTGAGTATTTAGAGAGTTATAAGCTAGTCAGAGAGCTTCAGGTGCCCATAGTGGAAATCGAACGCGCGATTGTTTCCCAAGAAGGCACTGGTGGATTTACGATCGACGATGGAAGCGAAATTTTTTCTATGGATGAACTAGGGCATTGGTTCGGCCACAGTGCTAAAGAAACCTGGGATAACATAAACCCAGAGAAAGATCTCCCACCAGAATTCTTTATGTTTGGTGACGGATTAGAAATATACAAATTTTTGACAAAGACGCCAGATCAATTCTTTTATAAGAATTTAGCATCTGAAATGCTGACAGATCTAAAGAACAGTCCAGAATTCCGACTAATGTATAACCATCTTTTCCCCATGAGAAAATATATGGCACTTTCTTTTGTATATGCAGGCGAGGGTTTATCGAAATTCATATCAGAGCCTACAGATGTTTTGGATTTAACAAAAGAAAGCATAACAGCTGTTTGGGAAAACCTAGTAAGCTCTGCGGATTATAAACATTTGCCGGCTAGCGTTAGTAGCATGATGGAAGATTACCTCATACGCAGTCAAGGAGGAACTACAGGCAAAGAGCCTGACATGACCAAACAGATACTAGAGATTATTTACAAAACGCCACTTTTAATATTAAAAGGTTTTGTTGAAATAACAGATCCAGCTGTCATGATTGCCAAGACTGTTATTGATATTGCCATGGCAATCCAGCAAACTACTATATCTGCAATAGAAAAGTCGTTGAACACGGCGAAACAAATCGCTCAAACAGCCATAGATGCGGCGAACATGGCTATAGATCAAATAAAAGTCAAAGCTGGAATTGATTTGGCTCAACTTAATGTTTTTAACCAAACACTTCAAACATCGCCAACAGTGCCACAAGAGTTAAAAGACAAGATTACAATTGAAAATACAGATCAAGATCTTGAAAATTGGAAAATTCTCGCACCCGCAGGGATTCAACAATATGAAGCAGATATGAGTGATATTGATAAGTCTAATTGGCTAAGTTTTAAACAAAGTCGTGATAATATACAATCTTTTAAAGAAGATTTTGCGGAAGCAGACAAAAAACTAAAAACGGCCGAAGCTGATCTGGCTGAAGTACAAAACCAAATTGAAACTACACTAGCCGACGCTAAGAAAGTGATGAAAGATATTTTTGATTCACCGTATTTGCTGCCAGGTATGTGGTTTGCCTTGTTGCCCTCTATGATACCATATGGAGGAGGCATTATACCACCCCCATTCCCAGGCGGCCCACCAAGCACTGTTCCTGGTATGATTTATATCGCGTTACTACTTATAGATGCAATAGAAGAAAAAACACACAATGATTTACAAAAAACAAAAGAGCCAAATTGTGACAATGAACTTTAGGGGGTAGGTGCATGGATGGAATCGGACCAGAATTACCGCTAAATAGAGACCATAGGTTTGGAAACTATTCTCTAATCACGTCATATAAAGAAGAAGTAAAGCAAAATTTTAAAAATCTTCTATTAACAGCTCCAGGTGAGCGCATGATGATACCAGATTTTGGTGTCGGTTTGCGTAACTTTTTATTTGATCCACGCCCGGGCGCCATATCAAAAATTCGACAAAGAATCACAAGTCAGACATCTAAATATATGCCGTATATAACGGTCAATAAAATATTATTTGACGAAGGCAAGCAAGAAGAGGACTTAATACAATCACAAATGTTGTCAATAAGAATAGAATATGAGGTGACGAGCATAAACTTAGAGTCAACAATTATAATAGACGGTGAGGATATTAACTAATCATGTCCAAAAAAGACAAAAAATTAATTAAATACACAAATAGAGAATTTAATTCTATAAAACAAGGATTGATCGACTACGCCAAGAGATATTATCCTGACATATACAAGGACTTTTCTGAAGCTTCGTTTGGTTCTTTAATGCTCGATACAGTCGCTTATGCTGGAGACATATTGTCTTTTTATCTAGATTATCAAGCAAACGAGTCTTTCTTGGACACTGCTGTTGAATATGACAACATTATTCGCTTAGGTGAACAGGTTGGCTATAAAGATCCTTTGAGGGGTAATTCTTTTGGTGTTGTTTCGCTGTATGTCTTGGCGCCTGTGACTATAGATGGTTCTGCTCCCGACACAGATTATTTACCTGTTTTAGCAAAAGGAAGTAAGTTTGTTTCCCGAGCAGGACAGATTTTTAGCTTAATAGACGATATAGACTTTGCTAACCCGGCCAACGAAATTGTGGTAGCAACGGCATCACAAACTGACGGCGCCCCAACAGCATTTGCTGTTAAGGCGATGGGTAGAGTAATATCTGGAGAGCAACAACAAGAATTTCACAATATTGGCTCTTTTACAAGATTTTTGACCATACCATTGGCAGATCCAGATATAACTGAGGTTGTTTCTGTTACAGACTCTGAAGGTCATGAATATTTTGAAGTTGATTATTTATCTCAAGACACTATTTTTAGGTCTGTTGTGAACAAAGACCCTTCTACAAGAAAATATGTTCCAAGCATAATTGTTACAACAGCGTGCCCACGACGTTTTACAACATTCAAAAGAGACAACCAAATATTTATTAAATTTGGTTACGGCTCCGAATCGTCTTTAAAAACTGACAACACAACTCACCCATCTAACGTTGTGTTAAAAATGCATGGAAGAGATTATGAAACAGATCTGACACTAGATCCTTCAAAATTGTTAGAAACTGATAAATTTGGAATCGCACCAGCAGAAACTACGTTAAATATTACCTACAGAACAAACAAAACCGACGACGTAAACGTGGCTTCACGAGCTTTAAACGGCATCTCGACTCCTTTGTTCGTTTTTTCAGAAAACGCAACCGTTTCTTCGAGAATAAGCTTTGTTAGAGATAGCTTGGAGGTAATAAATGAGGCGCCTATCACTGGAGATGTTTCCCTTGCCACTCCGGAAGAATTAAAGCAAAGAATCAATGACGTATTCGCTTCACAAAATAGAGCGGTAACAGCGGAAGATTACGAAGCTTTAATCTATAGGATGCCTACGCGCTTTGGTAGGATTAAAAGAGCTAAAATAGTAAGAGACCAAGATTCTTTTAAAAGAAATTTAAATCTTTATCTTTTATCTGAAGACGAAGACGGTAATTTTATCGAAAGCAGTCAAGTACTAAAGAATAACGTTAAAGTCTGGCTGAATCAATATAAGATGATAAACGACACTTTAGATATTCTTGATCCAAGAATTGTGAATATCCGTGTTAAATTTACCGCTGTTATCGATTACTCACAAGACAAGTTTGAATCTTTAAATGCAGCGCTCACAGAAGTCGAAGATATATTTAGAGAAAAAATGGATATTGGACAACCAATTTACATAACAAAAATATACGACAGATTGAATAATCTTGAAGAGATCGTTGATGTAACTAACGTTGAGATAACTAATCAATCTGGTGGAGAATATTCTGACAATAGCTTAAATTTAAAACAATATATTTCCGCAGATGGTAGGATACTTTACGCTCCAGAGAACGTTGTTTACGAACTTAAGTTTTCTGATTTAGATATCAAAGGGACGGTTAAGTAATGGCTATTAAAAAATACACGGCAACAGCTGATAACACAATAACAAACGCGTACAAGCTTAACATGTTAACTAGAGCTACTGGCTCAAATATGGGCGCAGCCGACATATTGGAAGTGTTTTCTATTTATGGCCAACAAACAACATCTTCAGTAGAGTTGTCTCGTGTTTTAGTTAAA